GAAAAAAAGCGGCGGACATTTTGGCTAAGCGCGCCCCTAAACCACGCGTCGAGCCGCGGGCGATCACGCTGACACCGAAGGAGGCGGCGTATATCTGTGCGCCGAAGTGCAACGCGATCGACGCGATCGGGAAGATCTCGCCGGGGTTTCGCATGGAGTTGGTCAACTGCGGCCAGTTCTCGTTGATCGATGTGTTGCGCGCATTGCTTGCGCAAACCGGGCCGGCGGCGGTGACGATCTCGACGTGGTCGATCGGAATACGCCATGCGGCCAACGTGGCTTGGTTGATTAAGACAGGGGAGATCACCGATTTCCGATTGTTGATCGATCGCGGATTTAAGACGATGAACGGCAAGAATGTAGCCGGGGGTGTGGATCCGTCCGGCCAGCTACATCAGTCGGCGCACATCGAACGGATCGAGGAATGGTACGGGACGGGCGCAATTGTCCAGTGTCATACACATGCGAAATTTGTGATCCTCAAGAACGCGCACTACAACATCGTGATCCGCAGCTCGGCGAACCTGAATAAGAATATTCGTCTCGAACAGTTCTCGATCGACGATTGCGAAGCGATGGCTGGGTTCTATTCTGGGATCGTTGAGAGTTGGGCGGGCGTTGCCCCGGCGGGGTTCGCGGTGCCGGCGAAGACGATAGAACGCACGTTCGCGCGTCGCGGGTTGGTCGACGTGGCGACATCGCCGGCGGAGGCGGCGCCGTCGCGATTAGAGGCGGGCGAAGAGGCGGGCGAAGAAACCACCGGAGCGGCTGCGCCGATGATGGCGCAAGCGATCAAGATCACCAATTCGGCGTTTGACGATCGGGCCTATGCGGCGGCGTTGGTGGGGTTGCGGCTACAGATCGATCTCGAGGCGAAGGCGTTAGCAACGGCAACGACGGTGGATCGCTCTTCGATCCGAGATGATCATCTGGCGCAAATTGACGCGGCGATAGCGGCGGCGCGTGCGAAGGGATCACTAACGCCGCTTGCTACGTTGCTTCGACATCGGACCTCGGTATTGGGACTTAGCAAACCGCCGATCGCGGAACCGGCGGCGGCGGCGTTGAATCCGCCGGCGGATCTGGCGGAACATGTCGCGGAGCTTGTTCGAGCAGCTCGGCGCGGGCGCCTGATGGCGGAGGCGAGCGGATCGCATGTCGCGGCGGCTACCTATCTACGGCAAGAGCGCGAATTGTTGCGGGTGGGAATGGCGCCGAGTCAAGCGATCCAGGCGGCAACGGACGAGGATCTTGTAGCGTTGATCCGGGATGCAACGGCCAGCCTACCGGAGACGCTGCGCGCGGAGTTAGGCGATCTGGCGACGGCGACCGGTGGGGCGGTCCATTGACGGCACGCGCCCGGGAGATCGTAGACGGGCGCTATCAACTCGAGCGGATCGCCGCTGCGGTTGCCGAGCTGCGGCGACGCCGAAACGATCGGCCGCTCGATTACATCGGATGGCTGCCGGGACAACACGCGTTCCTCTCGAGCGATAGCCGGCGGAAGTTGTTCCGCGCGGGCAACCAGGCGCACGGCAAGACGATCGCCGGTCTCGCCGCGGTACACTTCCGGGCGTTGGGCGCGCACCCGTTTCTCGAGGTACCCCCGGCGCCGATCGAGGCGTGGATCATCTGTGCTAGTTGGTCGCAGTCGGTGGCGATTCAAGAGAAATTCTGGGAACACGTGGGGGCAACGGGTGAGCTCGACGCGGGAACGGCGTTTGATGCGAAGAATGGGTTCGGGGCGAAGAATCCGATCGCGCGGTACGTGAATGGCTCGGTGGTTCGATTCAAGACGACACAACAAGGATCGCTAAACCTGTCCGGCGCTACGATCGATTGTGCCCTATTCGACGAACCGCCAGCTACGCCGCGGATCTTTTCCGAAGTACAGAAGCGGCTCATTCGCCGGGGCGGGGCGCTGCTCTTGACGTTGACGCCGATCGGGGCGCCCTGCGATTGGTTGCGAGAGCAAGTCGAAGACGGGCATCTAACAGAAACCCATGTCCGCCTCGAGCCGGAGAATTTGATCCCGGTCGGTGCCTCGGCGCCGATGACGTTGCCGGACGGTACGCCGATGGATCAAGCGTGGATCGATGCGGTGATCGCGGAGACATTGCCACACGAGATCGGCGTAGTGTGCCACGGCGGGTGGGAGATCCGGGTAACGGAACGGGTGTTCTCCGCATTCGCGGAGCCGGATCACGTTACAGCGGACCTACCAACGGGGGAAGTCAAGATCGCTATTGGCATTGATTACGGGGACGGCGCCCAATTCGAACAGGTCGCAATGTTGTGTGCGATCGATGAGAGCGGACCGTTCCCGCGTGTGTGGATTCTGGACGAAAACGTACCGGACACAACAACCACGATCGATATGGACGCCGCATCGATCCTTGGAATGCTCGAGCGTAACGGTATGCGGTGGTCGTCGGTGGATCGCGCGTATGGGGATCGTTCGTGGTCGGGGCGTCATGGATCGCTCAGCTCGAAGAGCAACGCGGATCTGATGGCGGCGCTGGCGAAGGCGGGGGGAGCTGTTCGAGGGCGTGGGCTGCGGCCGAAGATCACAACGGTAAAGCGGGGCCGTGGTCACGGTCGCGGCTCGGTTGCGCACGGTTGCCGGTTTCTCCATGCGGCGATGGTCCGGCCGGGACACTTCCATATCCATCCGCGCTGTACTCGTTTGATCGAGTCGTTGAACCGATGGGACTACCGCGAAAACAGCGAGTGGAAACACGCGATCGATGGGATCCGTTACGGGCTGGACAATTACATATTCACAACGCGACGGCGGCTCGTGGCGCCGGTTCGGCTGGGGTAAACCATGGTCCTTTTTTCCGACTTCGCTGTTCTGCCGGATCCGCCGGTACCGAGTGATCCCAGCGACGCGGCACGCGTCCGACAAACCCGTCTGCGGCGGCGGATGCTGGACGGTGGCCATCGTGGCGACGTCGAGCAACGCCGGCAGCGGTTGATGGGATCGGTGCGTGCCGCGGCACATGGGGACGTGGATCTATCGGCGAACCCGTTTCGGGTGATCAACCGAGAGCGCGCGGTGTTGTACGATCGGATACCGGACATCCGCCACAACGCCGGCGAGCTCGATGCGTTGATCGGGCCCGGTGGCGCTATCGACCGCGGCGGGCTGTGGGCGGTTATGGGCCGCTTTCAAAGTTACGTATTGGGGTGTCGGGAGTACCTGATGCGGGTACACATCGGGGATGGGGTGCCGCGGTATCGTCCGGTCGCGCCGGATCTGGTGATGGCCCACCCGACGGAGGATCAACCAGATCGGCCCGTGGCGATCCGCGAGTACCGGCTACGGCGTCATCCGAAGAGCGGGCAACCGATCTGGACTGTGGATCTGCTCGACATCTCCGACGCGGCCGATCCTGTGTACCGCGTCGAAGAGGTTCGGGTGGACGGGAAACGCGGCGAGGACTTCTCGGGCGCGTATCTGGGCGGCGCCTTCTCGGGGGATGCGTACCCGTATCGCCTGGCGGACGGTACGCCGGTATTGCCGTATGTGCTTTTCCATGCGGAAACGCTCGGCGATCGTCTCTTCGATCCATACGAAGAGATCGAGTTAGTCGAGGGGTCGTTGAATTTGGCGGTTTTGCTGTCGTTCTGGACGCACACTATGCGGGACGCAAGTTGGCCTCAACGCTATGCCGTCAACTGTCAACCGGCGGGGATCGGGCTGGCGGATTCGGATAGCGGGCGCCGCGCGGAAGTGATCACCGATCCGGCGACGGTGCTGTTGATGGAAGCGATCGAAGAGGGAATGCAACCGCAGATCGGGCAATGGTCCGCGGGCGTCGATGTGTCGACAATGATCAGCGCGATCGATGCGTACGCGGTTCGCCTGGCGCAAGACGCCGGCGTACCTCCTTCGGACCTGCAACGGCTCGGCGGAACAGCTCGATCCGGGTACGCGATCTCCCTGACGAATGAGGGGAAGCGAGCACAACAGCGGCGCTACCGGTTGCAATTCAAGCGGGGAGACGAGGCGTTGATAGCCTTGACCGCGGCGTTGCTAAACCGTGCGACGGGGTCCGCCTATCCAGAGGAGGGATACAGCGTTGTCCATTCGCAGATCCCGCTATCGCCCACCGAGCTGCGGGAGAAACGAACCCACCTCCTCGAGATCGCGCGGGCGGGGCTGATCTCGAGAACGCGCGCCTATCAGGAATTGAATCCGGGGATCACTCGAGAGCAGGCGGAACGAGATCTCGTGATCATCGCGGCGGATCGCCTCGGTGCACTGACTTAACCAGGGGAACGATATGGCTTTGGACTGTCCACATTGCAACAAGGCGATCAATGACGCGATCCCGCGGGAACGCTTCGACAAGATCTATAAAGAGCGGAAGGACGCGACTGCGAAGGTGGGCGAGCTCGAGGAGGCGTTGGCGACCGCTACGGCGGCCGGCGCCGATCTGGATACGTGGCGAACCCAGGTTGAGGAATTGGGGAAGCGTCTCGAGAACGCGGAGAGCGGGCACGTTCGAAGTCTCGAGATCGCGCGGGCGGGCATCACAGATGCGGACGATGCCGCGGATCTTCTCGCGTTGTTCGATCGCCGGGCTCCGGAGGGCGTGACGTTCGGCGAGTGGATCGGGGATCGGGAGGCGTTGCCTCGAGCGGCGGCCGCGTTGTTCCCGTCGACATCGGCGCCGGCCGCGGTGGAACCGGCAACAAATGGCGCGATCCCAGCGACGCCGCCGCCGCCAGCGACAACGCCAGCGACGGCGCTACCGCCGGCGAATCGCGGCGCGCAGAGTTACAATGGGGCGCCTTCGGCGTTTTCGGCAGATCAGATCGCGGGGATGACAACCGCCGAATATCGCGCCCACCGCGATGCGATCCTTGGGTCTCTCACGGGGTGATCAAGGCGATCCTTGGGTCGCTCACCGGGGTATCAAGCTGTGTCGTCGAGTAGGCGCAGCGCGCCGCGCACGATCAAACGGCGGACGACCCATGAGCGGCTACGGCCCGAATAGTGTTCGTGTAAGCGATTGAGGATCGCCAATTCGGTATCCGATAGTCGCACGGTCAACATGTGGCGCTGACGATCGGCATCCGCGACACGGGGCCGGCCGACGGGCCTGGCGTGCACCGCTTCGGCTGCGGCGAGTACCGCGGCGGGGTGTGGGCCGAATACCTCGAGTATATCGACGTCGCGGACCGAATACCAGGCGCCATGCTCCGCGTGATCGCCGTTGCGGTTTACTACTTTTTGGGCGCCGCAGCGGCAGTGATG